CTGGTTACCGCACCAGTCAAAGGCTCTATTGCTTTGATTGCTGTATACGATCCCATCTTTGCTATGCCATTCAAGATGTTGACCAGATGCTCTCTGGTGTTTGGCACATTGCCACCCATCAAAGATGCAATGTTGGATACACCAGTCAGGAATGGATGCTCAAGCATATAGTTGGCAATGCCAAATACTAGGCCACCAGCGTATGCATTGATGCGACTGTCATCTTGCTCATATCGTGCATAGTCCACATAGTCTGCACCCATGGCCAACAAAGCGCCTACTGGCTCCATGCCTTGATAAGACACATAGACCTTGCCTGCATACTCACCAGATCCAAACCGTGTGCCAGGAAATGGTGTAAAGATATCCCGCACATCTTCTTCAATCCCAGACACATCAAAAACAAAGCTGTATGGCTGCCACCCTTGGCGCTCCATAGCCTGGCGTGTTCCCTTGTCACCTGGTCCAGATCCAGTAGTCAAACCGTTGGTGGCCATCTCGCTAAAGCCATACATGGCAGCAGACCCAAGGCCTAGCTTGACGTTGGCCATGTCGGCCTCTTTACCGCCAGCCTTCATAGCTGCCCAATAAGAACTTGTAAATGGCGCTAATGGTGTACGTGATACCACCTCACCTAGCACGTTAACTGGTGTACCAATAAATGGCATCTGGGTACGCAATGCAAACCCAGTAGCTGTGTTAGTTGTCATGCTAGATTGCAACTTGCCCGCCATGCCTTCTAGCTTTTGGGTAAACGTACCGACTTCAGCGAGGTTAGACACATAGTCTGGTGGATCTAGCAAGAAGTTATCTATTGCAGCATCTCTAGCCTTTATGGCATCGGCCACGCTGGCGCCACCCTTTAGCGCATCGTCATAGGTAGTGATGCCTAGCCTGGCAGTCTCAGCAGACAATTCAAAGGTGTAGTTGATACCCTTAAAGAACTCGTCTGCAGACATCAGACTTCTGCCTGGCAGGGTAGTGATGTAGTTGATTGCTTTGAGTCCAGTAGATAGCAGTGACCCATCGGCCTTGTAGTTGAATAGCTCCATGCGTGACTGCTGTCTGGCCACCTTAACTGGATCTGTCCAGCCCTTTGGCACACCATTGGTAAATGCATGAGACATCAGCTGCCAGCCATTACTGATGGCCGTAGGGGTTGACGCCAGCATGGTTGGTATTTCCATCAGCTCATAGGACGTATCGCCACCCAGGCCAATGCCTGCACGTAGATCACCCAGCACCGCAGCGCCAGCACGTTCAGCCATACGGTAGGGCAAGAACACAGTGTTACTCAGCGCATTCTTGATATGCGTACCTGGGCGAGACAAGATGCCATTGACGTATACGGTAAACAACTTCTCCCATGCATTGCCCTGTGCCATACCTTTGATAAGATTAGCCTTACCTTCTGGCGTCTTGACATCGAGGTAAGCCTGGGCGAACTTGACGATATCAGTCTCATTGCCAAAGTTTTCCATGATGGCAGAGATATCTACAGCGCCATCTCTTGGCATACGCATTACAGCCAAAGACTGCGCCACATTGGTTTGGTAACCCTTAACACTTTGCTGCAGTACGCTGTGGAAATGCACCGTCTGAGCCATCTCGGCCAGCTCTGTAGGGGTAGCCGAACCGTTGGCTACTTTGGCAGCCAGTGCATCTAGATTCTTAGCGCTGGCCACCATGGCATTGAGCGCTTTGTATGTGTTCTGTGGGCTAACCTCTAGCTTGCCAGACAGAATATCGTCTATGAATTTGGGACCAATGCCAGCGCCCTGGGCTAATGTCTTTACATCTTCAAACGTGATGTTCCTGGTCTTAATGCCGACAGCCTGGTTGATAGTCTCAATCGTAGACTTGACGTCCTCGGTGGTGGCCATCAGTGGCAGATTGAATGCCAGCTCTGGTGGCTTTTCCATGGCAGGATCTGTGGTCTGTCTCAGATCTTGAATGTCTTTACGCTGGCTTACAAAGGCGTCAGGCGTCAATCCAGGCTGCTTGGACACTTCCACCTTGGCTGCAATCTTTGCCTCGGTTCTACTGGTTGTAGTGCCTGTGGCAAGGGCTGCCTTGGTAGTGTCTTCAGCAGCTGCTGCAGCTATAGCCTCTGGGGTAACTGGCGCTACTGGTGGCTTGCGTATGTCTACCTTGCTAAGTTTTTTAATGATGTCAGTAATGGGACCAAGTTGGGCAACTTGCACACCATCGCCTGGATCAATTGCATCAGGCAGTATTGGCGGGACGGTAGCATCAATATCAGGGTCTACTCGTAATTGACTAGCAGAGTCAATGCGTGACTCGATATCAGCTTCTTGCTGAATGAGCTTGTCTAGTCTGATGTCAAGTGGTTGTAATGACATTATTCAGTACTCCCACTTGATTGACCAGGCTGGCCAGCTGTTATTCTTTTTTGGGTTGTTCCATTGGCTCTTTTTCTGGAGCCATTGGTTGCTGAACTTTCAGCATTTGTTGAAATAGATTGTTTTCCAGCTGACGTATCGCTGGCTGGGGTTCCGCTGCTGGCAATGAGTTCATCTAATTTTCCCCTGTTGACTTCTGGTCTTTCAAACCATGGAGCATTTCCGCTAGTTGAAACCTTAAAACCTTTTGGAATAACCCCCATTTTAGGGTCTTTCATCGAGTCAAGCATAGCACGAAACTCTGGAACAGTAAACCGATATGGCTCACCTTTTGAATTTTCGTACATGAAATATGGGCCACTTTCATCTCGGCCATATTTCGCACCAAAATCATAAGTTCCATACTCGCCTTGTTTTGCAGTGACGCCTTTAAATGGCTCTGGTTTTCCAGCTGCTTCTCGCATGATTGCATCAATAGTTCCATGGCTTGCTTCTTGTTGTGAACCAGCTACCCATGTCTCCCAGTGATATCGCCCTAAAGATGCATCACCCTCTCTTCCAACTAATTTGTATGCGTCTGTAAGTTGTTGCGCCAAAGCTCTTTCAAGAGTTTCATACACCAACAAACCTTTAGCACCATATGTAATCTCAGATAGTGCAGTACCAGCTATTTGTGCATTTTTCTCAACTTCATTTCCATCTTTTTGTTTGACTAATCGTTTTTCAGATCTGCCATCCCAAAGGTTCTTGTCAGCAAATCTACCGTCATCCCATAGATTACGCAGTTGTACTCTATCAATTACAAGTACATCATCTCTGCCACTTACTAGCAAAGTAAAGCTAACAACTTTGTTATCAATTCCAACGCCTGTGCCAATTTTTGCAAACTCTCTACGAATTTGTGGGCCAGTCATAGTGGCATCAGACATCATGTCATGGATCTTTTGTAATCCAGTTACATTGTTTTCATCTGGTATTGCTAACTTTGTTAAGAAGTTTTTACCAAATGCATTTAGGTTATGAATTGCACCAGAGCCTGGTTGACCAGATCCTTTGCTTGCAATAGTTGACGCCCAATTTAAATAGCCCTCTAAATCTTTTTCATCAAATTTACCTGATGAGGCCTGCTTTAAAAATGGCTCTATGCCACTGATAGCATCCATGAACAATCCTTCTTGCACATAAGGACTCACACCCCTAGACAAGAATGACCATAAGAACAACTTACCAGTGGTAACTACATCTGCATTTCCAGTTGTATACAACTCTTTAAATTGGGCAGCATTTTTAAATCCAGCACTTGCATCATCAATTTGTCCTTGCGTTAACTTACGCAAAGGTAATGCTAAATTCTCTGGTGACTCTAATGCTTTAATTGCTGCGTATGGTGGTACAGGAACTTCATCAGATTTAAATGCATAAGACAATATTTTTGTCCATGAATTTTGATTCAAAGATGGATCTGGGAATTTCTTAAAAATAACATCAAGATTTTCTATTTGTCTATTTACATTTTTGTCATTAGTTTCAAGCACTAATAAAGGCTTTTCTGGTAGGTCTAAGTTTTCAGTTGGGACTTTAACTCTAAGGTCTGATTCAACGCCAATCTTATTACCTTGTGTAACATTTAAGCCAGGCTTGAAATTAATATCTGGTTCAATAAGATTCATCTGCACTGGACTGCCAAGTTTTTCCATGCTCTTGATAACCATCTCACCAGCTTTAGGCGCCAGCGTCTCTGCTGCTTTAACCGCACCCTTAATAGCCATTTGCCCACCCTTGGCCAGCATGACTGGATCACCTACCAACTCACCAACATTTTGACCAAGCTCCGCTGCTTGCTGGCGCTCTTCTGCAGTCATGCCAAACGCAGTAGTGCCAGGTGGCACAGCTGGTGCAAATGGTGGGATTGTGAAATTAGTGCCTGGGATGGTGTAACCAGTTTTGCTCAAGTCTTCACTAGATGGAAAAAAGGTTGGATCTTCCATGGTCTTACCAGCACGTTGCAATTTATCTTGGAAACTGCCACCTTGATTGTCGGCAGCCAAAGCATAAGCAAACCTACCAATCTTTTGTAAGTCACCACCGATACCACCAGCACTTGTTGCTATGCCTCTAGCTGTGCCAGCTGCAAAGTCTGGTGCGCCAGTAATCATCTTCTCGCCAATATTGCTCTTTTGGCTGCGCTTGCCCATGCCAGGATAAACACCAAACGCAGCACCACCACCGCCAGCCTCAGCCACCAGTACATCACCAGGCTGCTGGCCAGGCGCCATCTGTTGCTCAATAACAGGCTCTGGCTCTGGATAGTTAACAGTATCCCAGTTACCTCGGAGTTCTCTTTCAATACTCATATGTTGCCTGTATATTGTTTTTGAGCTTTCTTGAGCAAATCAATCTCGCCCCTGCTCAAACCCTTAACCTTGTCAAAATCTATTTGATCTATTGGCAAGTTTGGCATTGGAATATTCTTCTTATCCAAGACATCATTGATCTGCTTTTCTGATTGCTCTCTAGCTTTTATTTTCTTGTTAACAATGGCATCACCACTGTAGCGCTTGATGGCACTTTCAACGGCCTGCTCTGGACTCTGGAATACTTCCACGCCCTGGTCATTCTTTATCTTCTTGCCAAGCTCTTCCACATAGAACTTAGTAATATCAATTTTTGCTTGAGCTTTGACTTTGCCAGGATCAACATAGGCACTCACAATTCCAACTTCACGATCAATACGCTCATAAGACTTACGTGCTTGATCATCCACCACAGTTCTACTCAAAGACTCAAACTCAGCCCTGCTTAACTGATTTGAAAAAGGTATTAGTTGTTGAAAGTTATTGATCGTGCCACGTCTGATCTGGTCATACAGTGAGCCAGTAAGCACTGGGTTAGGACTTGGATCTTTTGGCTTTAGCAAGTCTTCAGCAGACTGCAATGTCATCTCACCAAGGCCAACCAACTGAGTTACGATCTGGCGCTTTCTAGCTCCACCAGCAGTTAAGTACTCTAGGGTTAAAGCATTACCCTTAATCTTGTTGGCATCTTTAACTACAGCCTCGTCCATCTTTCGGGTTTGCTCTTGATCTGAGAAAGACTTGATGATGCGCTCACGCAACAAATCCTTGCTGTCTGTACTCATGCCTTTGTACATCTCAGTCAACTCACCAGCATCGCCAGCCAGGATCTTCTTGAACGCTGCACCAGCTGTAGGCGCAAAATCTCTGTCAGTCAGCTTTGCACTTATTGCACTTATCTTGGCATTCTCTTTGATCTTATAAGCCTCAAGCGCATACTTGTTGCTGCCAACCAAGCGGATAGATGTGGAGTTGGTATAGGGGCTAAGTACATTGTCTAGCACTTGCTCTAGTTCACCAGCTGGTAAATTGATCTTGGCGTATGAGTTAATGACATTCTCAAGCACTGGCTTGATCTTGCTCAAACCCACCTCTTGGTCTACCTGGTAACTAGCCTGCCTAGCCTTCTCATCAAACATCAGCGCCTGCTTGTATACAGCATGGCCAAGGGTTGTCATCTGCGCTCTGACCTGGATGGATGTCTCAGGATCTAGGTTAGTCAGCATTGATGCATTGCCATCAATATCATCCCTGAGATCACGCCTTAGAGCCAATAGATCTACTGGCGCACCAGACTCAATCTTTTGCAATCTGTCAGCTTGACGGTTTTGAAAGTCAGCAATGATGTTTGTACCCAGGATATGGGCAGACGCCTTGTTGTAAGACTCTTGGAATACTCGGCCAGCACCTTCTACTGGTGGCATTTGGCCAGTCTTCTTAGCAACCTCTAGCTGCTCTAATGTAGGTGGCAACTCAATGGCGTACTTCATGCCAGCTTTTTGTGCTTCAGTCACAGCCTGGTTCTGGAAATACGCTGTCATGCGATCCAACTGCTGGCCGAGCATACTCATGCCCTGCGCTGCCACTTGCTGTGGTGCAGTGCTTACACTTGGTAAGTTGGCGTACTGAGCGCCAGCGTATTCATAGGTAGGTAGCGTTGCCATGTCTTATGCCCTACGTGGTATTTTTGTAGTTTGGTATGTAGCGCCAGCCAGCAAACCTTTGGCAGCACCCGACATCAAGCCAAACTCTTCTGCAGAACTTGCTGCAGCATTGAATGACTGCGATATTGCCAGGCCACCAGAAAGCGCCAGCTGTGCATTTTCATTCAAGATCTGGATCTCGTTGCCAGCACGGTAAGCATTTGACTGCTCAACAGTCATGGGTGAGCCAGACAATGGGTCTACACCGCCTGCTACAGCCCTTGCCCTTACGGTGCCTGCCAGACGTTGCTGGCGCTCTAAAAGCTGGTATGCCTGGCGGTTATAGTTCAATGCGTTTTGACGGCCTTGTAGCTCTGCCTGAGAGCCTTGCAGGCGATAGTAATCGGCCTGTGCATAGCCTTGCGAAACACTGGATATGGCACTGAATGCGCTACTGGCCATTGATAGATTGGATGCAGTAAACAGTGATGGTGCAACTGGCATAGTTCCAGCTGCAATTGATCCCGCCTCAATGACACCTACAGTTTCAGCAGCTGCAGCTGCAGTGCCAGCCTCGGCAAAGTAAAGAGCTACTGCTTCCATTTATGTGCCTCCATAAACTGAGATCTTGTACTCCATGCCCAACAAATTGAGCTTGAGTGGCAAGGTCTGAGTGATAGTTATTTGGGCATCTTGGTCATAGCCACTGATACCTGATATCAACTTAGTACCAGTGAACTCTGGCACATCGTTGTCCATGATGCTTGCAGTGTCCAACGTGCGGATTGGCACAAGGTTGGTGTTAACAATAATGTGCTGGGTCTGATACAGGATGGCATTGACCTCAACAATGCGCTTGACAAAGCCAGTCCTGGCGCCTGCCTGGAGTCTTGGCTCAATCGGCAAAGTCACAATGCTCACCGTGAACGGCAGGCCAACCTCATAGCTAGTAACGCTGGCTCTGTCCATTGTCAGAGATCCACCGCCACTAACCACCTCATCTGACAGCACCGAGCCATCTGCCTTGACATTCAAAGTCTTACCAATATGGGGCAGGCTTGATATCGTTGTGGCCACGCCACCAGTAAACGCACAGTCTGTAAACACCGTGTTGTCAAATACTTCAACATAGTACTTATCGACACTGTTAAACGTGCGCTTGACCACCACGTAGATATCCTCAATATCCACGCCAATGTCTTTAAACTGGCCATCAGTAGTGAGCTTGCTTGGAGCCACTACGTTTTGCTGGCGCAGAATAGAGTAGTTAGCAATCGTGCCATCGCCATTTAGCATAAATAGCGTATCTGTCTCTTCAGTGCTGGTGTTCTTACGCAACGCCAACTCAGTTGGTGTATTGATCAAGTGGCTGGACAGCAAGCTAATAGATTGGCTCACATAGCTCAATGTCGTATCCGAGAACTGGAACTCATTAAGAGCCTTGCCCTGGCGCTGCACATACAACGTACCAGACTGCAGAATTTGAACTCGGATACCTTCTCTAGCACCATTGCGAGACACGGCCTTAACAAAGAAGTTAGTAGGCGTGATCGGATCTAAGCCATTTTGTGGGACATAGAACTCACCACCGCTAGTAAACACTTGCAAGTCACGGCCACTGATGATGTCAATGATCACGTTCAAACTATTGGTGTCTAGCGTGGCCTCCACCGCATCATCGTCATAAGCCTGGTCAGGGTTGAAGTCAAAGAACTGCGCCACCTTGCTGCCCCAGATGGTGCTTGGCCGAGTCTTTGATCCACCAAAGTACAGACGCCCCTCATGAAATGTGCAGCTTCTTGGCCAACCCTTAGTGCTTGACCATACATCCTCATAGCCAGACTCCAACTCCCACGATCCATTAGCAATTGCAGTGGTGTCAAAGAACGGTATCTCGGTCACAGCGCTTACCACGGTAGTGCTTGTGTAAGCCACGATCCTTGCCCTACCTTGCGGAGTGGCATTGATGTATTGGCCGACAGAACCAGAGCTAAACACTGCAGAACTGGCAGTCAAAGTGATCTCACCAGACTTAGCGCTTGGCGTCAATGTGCCTGCTGGGTTAGACAGCGAAATGGTGAATGCATACTTTGGAATGCTGATAAAGCTGATATTGCTCACAGTCCAGCTGGAGTCACTACCACCACGCACAATCTTGATTGGCTGGATATCTTTATGGACAATGATCAATGTGTCTGCAGATTGAGTCCAGACCATAGTTGACAGAATAGAACTGGTCACCGCAGTAACCGCCAAATAGTCTAGGCCACCACCATTGATGTTGGTGATCTGAGTCTTATCCTTAAAAATATACATTCTCTGGTTTGTGAAGATCAGCATATAGCTGTCATCCACTGAGAATTCAAAGGCCACCGAGCGAGTGCCACTGGCTGGTGCTGCAGCGCTTGGTAGTTCAAACAAGTACTTCAAGCCACCACGTCTACGCACACCACCTTGTGGCTGCACAATGACGTTAGTCAGTGTCTCAGCACCATTTTGGTATTGATTTAAGTCAACCCTAGCCCTCAACAGCGGATCCAATTCACCGCTACTGAAGTTTGTCTGAAAGGAAACTAACCTTGTCATTAGTTCCTCACAGCAATCAGGCTGAAGTCTTCAAAGCTCTGGGTGGTATTGCCCTGGCCGTCAATGACCATGGCCGTGCGAAAGTAACCACCACGGTTATTCTCAGCTGGTCCACCAGTAGCAATACCTTGCCAGTACTGGGTCTTGCTGATCTGATCTGTGATTGGGTCTGCCAAGTGCCAGGTCATCATGTACTTGAGCAGCTGAATGAAGTAGCTAGGCATCTCCGATTCTGTCGGCAGATATTGGTAGTCAATGACTACAGCCAACTCATTGGTTAGCAGCTTATCGCCCTGGATAACCCAATCTGTAAATGTTCTAGCACCCACCTCGGTGGAGTTGTAAGCCCTACGAATAGTGCCAAGACGGTCTGATGGCAGCTGGTACTCGTAGCGATACTGGTTAACTGGCGTGTTGATTGTCTGCGCCAGCTGCACCTTCTTAAACGTAAAGCTCCAGGGATAAGACTGGAGCGTAGATTTCTTGAGGTCTGGGTAGATGCGATCACAGATGTTAGATGCGTCAGTACCCTCATTGAATGAAGATATCGACTTAGCGCCTAGCATTAGCAGGGCGTCTGAGCATACTTTTAGATCTGTATCACCACTAGCCATAGGTCACCCCAAAATGTGAGAAAGGCCAACCTCCAGATAACTAGAAGTTGGCCTGCTTACTTGACTACTGATTAATCAGT